CACAAGTCATAAACCCAATGTCAGTGAGCGTAACTTCACACAACTTGCCAGTCTTAAATACATTGAACCAAAGCGAGATTAAAATTTATGATGCCTTACAAACAATGCACATATCAAAATGCTCAAGTATTGAAGTTGCTGAACACTTAAAAACCTGTATTCAGTTAAGCGGTGCAGTTCCACCAACAAATCCTGAATTTCAGTTCCTAGTTGACTTTGTACTAAAGAACTATGGAATATTTAAACTAAAGGAATTAGGTGCAGCATTTGAACTTTATGTTTTAGGTCGTTTGGATGTAGATAGAAACTATGGTTCATTTAGTCCTAAATTCTTTGGCGATGTAATGGCTGAATACAAAAAGATAGCAGTACAGGTAAGGCAAAAAACACAAATAAACAAAATAAACGAAACACCAATGCAAATAGATGAGGAACAAGCCATAAAAGATGAGCAAGATTATTGGAACAAATCCGAGCAAAAGAATTGGAAGTTTTTAAACCATCAGGTATTTGACTACCTATGGAAGCGAAAACAAATTAAAATATCAAAGGAACAAGGCGAAAATATTAAAGCCAAAGTAAGGGCAGTATTTTTAGCACAATCCAAGAAACCTGATGATATGTTAATTGATGAGGAAACAATAAAACAACAATGTAAAAAGTATTCTTTAATGATGCACTACAATAACCAACTATGAAAGAACTGTTTAAACTGACAATTGAGTTCACAAGGATATTTATAGGCTTTATCCTAGCCATTACCATATTAGTAACATTTGACATTTACTACGAAGTAAAACGATTGATTAAAACCATATAGTTGTTTTTATACTATAAAACCCTAATTTTGCGTTATGGCTTTACAATCAATCCCAAGATTAACCGCAAAGGCTCAACAAATATTTAACCGATACATTAGGACTAGAGATAGTCAAGATGGATATTTTACTTGTATCAGTTGCGGTCAGGTAAAGGATTATGAAAGTATGGATGCTGGGCATTATGTTCCTGTAAAGGGTAGTTCAGCATTAAGGTTTGATGAGTACAATGTAAACGGAGAATGTAAATCTTGTAACGGCTTTGACCAATTCCACCTAATAGGGTATCGCAGAAACCTAATTGATAAAATAGGCGAAAGAATGGTATTACACCTAGAAAGCCAACACAGGCTCATAAAGAAATGGTCAAGGACTGAATTAAACGAACTAATTGAAAAATATAAGTAATGGCGAAACTTAACGCAGCTGGTAAAGTAAACTTTGGCACAAGAAAAAAAGGTAAGTACAAAAAGAGTAACGGACCAAAAGACAAACCAACAAAACCATACAATAGACAAGGATAATGAAAGATACATTTTGTAAAAGAGAATACAAGTGCAAATGTGGAATAATTATTGAGGACTATGTTTGGCAAAGTTCCATAAAGGAACACACCATCAAATGCAAGTGTAAAAAAGAAATTTGCTACAATAATCTAATTATAAATAATGTTGTTAAATCAGCATCTATAAGAACACCAACAAAGAACCGATAATGTTAATCAACGAAATCAAACCAAACCCAAACAATCCACGCCTGATTAAAGACCATAAGTTTAAACAACTTGTAAAGTCAATCCAAGATTTCCCCCAAATGCTTGAATTAAGACCTATTGTCATTGATGAGAATAATATGGTATTAGGTGGTAATATGAGACTAAAGGCTTGTATTGAAGCTGGGCTTACGGATGTACCTGTAATCCACGCTAACAATTTAAGCGAGGAAAAGAAAAAGGAATTTATTGTAAAGGACAATGTCGGCTATGGGGAATGGAATTGGGATGACCTAGCAAATAATTGGGATGTAGAAGAACTTACTGAATGGGGGTTAGATATTCCCGATTTTGCCATAAAAAACGCAGAAGCCCAAGAAGATGACTTTGATGTGCCTTTAGGGGGAAGTGAAACGGATATAGTTTTAGGCGACATCTTTGAAATAGGGCAACATAAACTTTTATGCGGGTCAAGTACTCAAACCGACAATTGGGGTAAAATTTTCGGCTCTGAACTAGCAGACTTGGTAATAACAGACCCCCCATACAACGTATCTTATACAGGAAAGACTAAAGATGCCTTAACTATTCAAAATGATAGTATGGGAGATGGCGACTTTTATCAATTTTTATATGATTTTTACACCGCATTAGGTTCTTATACTAAAGCAGGAGGTTCTTGGTATGTTTGGCACGCTGATAGCGAAGGTGCTAATTTTAGAAGAGCAATGGCAGATGCTGGTATTATGGTTAAACAATGCCTTATATGGGTAAAGAATTCTATGGTGATGGGAAGGCAAGATTACCAATGGAAACACGAACCTTGTTTATATGGTTGGAAAGAGGGTGCTTCTCATAGTTGGTATTCAGATAGAAAGCAGACAACAATACTTGAATTTAACCGACCAAATAGAAATGCAGAACATCCAACAATGAAACCTGTTGAATTAATTGCCTATCAAATAACTAATAGTTCAAAATCAGGAGATTTGGTTGCCGATGCATTTTTAGGTTCAGGTACAACAATGATAGCTTCGCATCAACTAGGTCGCAAATGTTATGGCACTGAATTAGACCCAAAGTACTGCCAAGTTATTATAGATAGGATGCTAAAACTAGACCCATCATTGATAATCAAAAAGAACGGATTACCTTTGTGATTCAATGAAAATTCAGTGAGAAATGGCAAATGAACAAAACTTAACACCATTCCCAAAAGGAGTATCAGGAAACCCAGCAGGGAAACCTAAAGGAGTTGAACATAGCAAAACAAGACTATTGCGTTTACTACAACTTGTTACCAAAGTGCGTAACCCTGTTACAGGAGAAGATGAGGAGTTTACAATAGCTGAACAATTAGATATGAAGATAATTGCAAAGGCAATGAAATCCGACTTAAGGGCTTATCAAGAGATACTTGATAGATTAGAAGGCAGGGCAAAACAAACAACCGACATCAACGCAAACATTCAAGGTAGCGTTCAAATAGTAATACAAGAAGATGACCGATGCAAACCAATTGAAGATTAATGCCACCCCTGTATTCTTTGCAAACAAAAAAGCGTATCAAGGTAGTTATCCTGTTATTTGCAATGAAGGTGGCACAAGGAGTTCAAAGTCTTATTCCATTGTTCAGTTACTGATTGAGATAGCCTACAACAATCCAAAGACTAGGATTTCAATAGTATCGCATTCCCTTCCACATATCAAGCGTGGAGTTTATAGGGATTTTAAATCCATAATGGAGAATTGGGGTTTATGGCAAGACAATGACTTTAGCTTTTCGGATTTGATATACACTTACCCAAATGGGTCTTACATTGAACTATTCGGATTAGAAGATGAAAGCAAGGCAAGAGGACCAGCAAGGGATGTTCTATTCATCAACGAAGCCAACTTAATAAAAAGAACTTTATACGACCAATTACTAATGCGAACCACAGGTAAGGTTTTCCTAGATTGGAATCCTGCTGACTTTATCAATTGGGTTTATGAAGTAGCCGACAACCCTGAAAACAAACGCATTCATTCTACCTACCTAAATAACCTGCCAAACCTATCCGAATCACAAATAAAAAACATTGAGCAATATAAAAACCTACCTGATGACTTTATGTGGAAGGTTTACGGATTAGGAGAACGAGGTGCAGCAAAAGAACTTATTTACACCCAATGGAAACAATACGACACTGCACCTGAAGGAGATGTATTCTATGGGCTTGACTTTGGATATGTGCATCCAGCTGCACTCATAAAGGTTACCCATCACGAAGGAGAGAATTACTTTGAGGAAATCATTTATCAAAGTGGTCTTACATTATCCGACCTAACAAGATTGATAAAAGAAAAAGTACCTGAACGAGCAACAATCTACGCAGATGCAGCCGAACCCAAATCAATAGAAGAACTTTACCGACAAGGATTTAACATTAAACCTGCACAAAAAGATGTATGGGCAGGAATAGTAAAAATGAAATCATATCCTATAAACATACATTTTCATAGTCAAAATCTTAAAAGGGAATTTATGTCCTACAAATGGAAAAAGGATAAAAACGATAATGTAATTGAGGAACCTGTAAAAGCAAATGATGATGCTTTAGATGCTTCACGATACGCAGTATTTACTCACTTGACAAAACCTAAATTTGCAGTAAGTGTATTTTAACTTAAATTTCTTTAACTTTGTTTAAATTCTAATAATATGGGTTTATTTGACATCTTCACTAAAAAGAAGATTAACACACTATTTCCAACAATTCCAATGAACTCCCAAATAGCAATTGAAAGGGGTATAGTTACTTGGCAAGGAGCTGACCAAAGAAGTTTTGTTGATGATGGATATGTAGCAAACGATATAGTTTACTCAATCATTAAACTAATTACTGATAAAGCTAAAATTGCACCATTCCACGTTTATAAGGTTGTAGATGAAAAGGCTGCAAAGAAATACAAATCTTTAGCTGCACAAAAAGACATCAACTTAAAAGAACTTGAGACTTTACATAAAAAGGCATACGAACTTTACACAGGAGACCAACGCTTAAACGAGTTGTTAAAATATCCTAATGAAGAAGATTGCTGGAGTGATTTAGTTGAACAATGGTGCGGTTTTAAGTTAATAACAGGTAACTCTTTTATTTATGGCAAACTTATTGAAGCAGGAAACAATCAGGGCAAACCCTACGAGTTATTTGCTTTACCTAGTCAGTATATGGCTATCATTGCAAATATCAATGTGTTCCCCCCAACAAGAGCTGGGTATCAGTTATATTACGGACAAATGTGGTCATTTGATACAAAAGAAATCTTACACGATAAATACTTTAATCCACAATGGGGAGTTACAGGTGGACAGTTATACGGACAAAGCCCATTAAGAGCAGCAGCCAAAAACTTAACTAGAAGTAACGAAGCTAAAACCGCTGCCGTTGCATCATTCCAAAATGGTGGACCTGCTGGAGTTTTATTTATGA